CAAATCAACATGGCTTACTTCACCGTATGTTAGATAAGGGGCGCGAGAAACATCCATGCCGTTAAGTTTTAACAGGCGTGGGATAGCGTGTTGGTTAATTACTTCAGCGATGTTCTTTGCGATTGAATCAACTGACATTGACCACAAATCCATCTTGGAAGTTCCAAGGGCATAAGAGCCAACTCGGTCAGAGCCAAGAAGAATAAAGTCAGAAAGGATTGACATAGCAATTCTTTGGTCATAGCGCTGAATAATCTTGTCTGTATCAAACTGACGAGAACCGCCTGAAGATAGAAGAACTAAATCAAATACTTTGTGTCCTTGGTCGTCATACATAGAAGGCATGACAATTCCTTCTTGCTCGTTACGCTTGATAGATGTAACGATGTTTTGAATAGTTGCTAGAACTGAGGCTTGCTCGGCTGTTGCAGTAGATGAAAGAAACTCAGGTGGCACATAAGCAACTGGCAAACCTGCTAGGTCGCGCTCAATACCGATTGCTTCGATTTCCTCAATACGACGCTTGAAATACCAAGAACGGTAAGCGTTACGAAGGATAGAGCGACCTTCAGGGTTATTCTTTTGTGAACTGGTACGGAATAGTAAAGACTTCTCGATTGGAATGTGGTGGATACCGCCCGAGGATGGGTCTACTTGAACCATTCCTTGAATTCCGCCGTCATCATCCATCATCCATCGGAATAAAGTTTCTTGAGCGCGGATTGGCATTTTACGCCAGCCGATACGACCATCATTGAATTTAGATTTACGCTGAGGGTCTTTGCTATCTCCCTCGCGGACTTTGTAAACAATTTCGTGATATGAAAAACCAAAGACCAACATTGAAAGCATTTGAGATAGAGCAGAGTCCCAAGACTCACTCATATCGTGTAGACAAGATTCTACGAACACCGCAACTTCTTTATCTTCAGGAGAAATCTCTCCGTCTTTAGAATTATCAGAGTATGGGTCGATGCGCCATTCAAGACGAGTAATAACTTTTTCGATTGCGAATAACATTGAGCCGATAGTCGGGTCGTTGTCCGCCATCTCTCGATAGATTCTTGCACCGCGTTGTCCGCGGAGGTTTACTAAAAATTCTTCAAATATCGTTCCGCCCGAACGACGCAGACCAGTAGAGCCGAACTCTTGTAAATCAGGCGTTATTTTCTCAGCCATTTAACCCTCTACTCTTTGGTTGCTAATCCGACGACGATTGCGATTGCCTGTTCTTGGTTGAATCCCGCCTGTACTAACTCCGAAAATAATTCGTGAGTTTGAATAGCAAAAGCCCCCAAAACAGACACGACACCTTCACTATTGGGTGAAAGGTTATCGTACACCCGTCGATTATACCGCTAGGCGAATTTAGCCTTTTTATTCTCCGTCTAGGACAAACTCAAAAGAATTAAGTCTCTTGTTAGTAATATCCAAAGACGATTTCAAAGCCAATTCTCTGTCGCCAACTTGAGCGAATAGACGGTTTTCTAGTTCGCCACCAATAGCATCAAAACGACGGAAGTAGATGTTGTAAGGCAAAGCATTTTCCTGAATGTTTAATTCAATCTCAATATACTCTTTTAGAGCAATCTCTTTTGAGATAAACGGTTTGCCATTGGAATCAACAACTACTTTCGCACCTGCTAATTCCTTTGTGAAGAAATCAGTCCAAGCCATTTACAACCCCTTTCGAGAGTTTATTAACCCTAATATACTACATCAGGGTTAGAAAGGAAACGACTCAGGGGCTTCAGGTTCCTTTTTCCAAGTCGGTGCGCTCCAAGGGTCTACCTCTGTATCGCCCTCAGCATTACGGCGAACATCGACCACTTGAACTATGTGGCGCTTCAAGTCCACTCCGACATTAAAAGCGGTCACGGTCATCTTGCCTTTTTTCTCTCCCGTGGTCTTATCGTCCCAAGATTCCCAAACTGCCGTCCCTTGGATGATTACACCCATTCCCTTTTTCAAAGAGTCCGCTACATTTTCAGCAAGTTTGTTCCAGCACTTAACTGACCATGGAGTGACATCGGTATTTTCCCAAGTGCCATCAGGTTTCTTTTGTGATTTAGAAGAAATGATTGTGAAAGTTGCCATTGCTTTACCGTTAGGGGTAAAGCGCAACTCAGGGTCGCTTGCTAGATTTCCTGCTATTGCTATTGCTGTCATGCTATGTGCCTTTCATTCGATATTGGTTTGGCGATTATGTTTAGTTTTTTTCTCATTCTGTCGCGTTCTTTAGTAGATGTTCCACCCCAAATGCCGACTACTTTGTAATGTAACGCATAGGTCAGACATTCTGTTTTCCATACGCATCCATTACAAATCTTCTTCGCTTTCTTGTTTTCCTCCGTTATCAAATTCTTCTCGGGGAAAAAGTAATCCGTCTCCAAGCCCCAGCAACTCGCTCCCTCGAACTTCCAAGGCATCAAAATTTTCTTCATCAAGTTCCTCTCCGACAAGTAAGCGATTAGGGGAAGAGGCGTCTAACTTAGCCAATACTCTTCCATTGCGCCATACCTTGCCACCAACAATTCCGTCATAGAAGTTTGGCTTAGGCTGTACTAGAGATTCACACTCTGTCCAAAAATAACAACGAGAACAATAATTTAACGCGGGTTGTGCTAAATCTAAATTGAATTGGTCAAAGAGCCAAGGGTCGGCTTCCCGACATGGCGCTTTAGATGTAAATGAACCCATGTATAAATGTTATCTTGAGACTTCTTGATTATTCGTGATTGGGACATCTTTGCGTGTCGCCCATTCTCCGAATCGCTCCCTAATTAAATCGTTGAGCAGTTGTAATCTTTCTTCTTCAATCTTCGCTTGGTTTATCTCTAAGTCCGACATCATCATTCCCCTCCCAGTTTTTTAATCCATGGTGAACTAATCCAAGATGACGCCAATCAGGATTTTGGTCATCAGCAAGTGTGAGCGTCCAATAATCTTTGTCGCCCTCTCCCATCCATTCGGATACGAGAACCCATCCTGTACAAATTGCTGGTTCAACAAAGGCGATGCGCCCGATTTCGGCGAGCGCATCGTCTATTGCTGAAGGTTTCTTATGTTCTTCTTGATTTCCCATTTAGGGAGGTTAGTACCAAAAATTTCTTTCCCAAAAGCGCCACGCCGAACAGGGATTCGAATATCGAGATTCGATATAGATGAGTCCGCGCTCTACTTGTACCTCCACCGTAAGGTCAGGATTTAGTCCAAGTATTTGTGGGATTCCGCCAGCGTGAAGTTTTTCTCCATTTTGGTATACGGGTGTTTTGTTGTACGCATTAGGGCGCCAGTTTGATTCCTTAGTCCACAGCGATAGGAGACATTCCCATTGCGTAGGTGTATCCCAACCGTAAGCATCAAGACGCTTTTGAGCGAACTCTTTGGATGCTTCGGGTGTGCGCTCGACCAGTATTGGTTTCATTACTGGTATTTCACTTGCTTGCGCTACTGGGTCAGGTGGAATGTGGAACGGATTGATAATGATAATTCCAAGAACAAAGATGATGCTTGGAATTGGTTTGAAGATGTTTTCATAGAATCGCATATTCCTCCATTGTTAGGAGTGAACACTTAATCGCTACTGGTTGTAACGCTTCTATGTTGTCAGTATCGGACTGACCTCACTTTGGCTAGTAGGTGTTTTGCGAACCTGATTTAAGGGTACATCATGGAGATGAATGAGTGTCAATAGTTGAGCGTCGGTGGCGGAGCAATACAGTCACGCTAGAGAGAGGACGGACGCGCAACAGCGCTACAACGCCACCGACTATGGGTACCCGTCGGAAATGATACCCGACGGATAGTAAGGTTCATCCCGCCAATCTAAGAAGAGACCGACGGGATGAATTCTGTTTGTTACTTAGTCAATCCTTGAATCAACATAAGCATTGATGCCGTAACTCTTGAGAACTTCTACCGCTCCCTTAGCCGCCGCACACGCTCTTTCGTAACTTTGGTCTTGACGGATACTTGGTGCAAACTCCCATGAACTGACGGAATAACCACCGTAATAATGCGCTCCACCGATTCCGCGCTTCTTCAAAAGAGCAACGAATTTACCTCGCGCTGGTTTGATGACGACTGAAGCGAATCCGCAAACGCCACCTTCAATAAAATATGTTGGCTTTGATTCGTCAATTTTATTTCCAAGGAAAGTTGTTGGAGTACCGACAACAATCGGTGTTGGACGGCAAGCCTTGACCGCTTGCTCTGCTGATTCTGATGCCTCTACAAGAATGTCATAAGCACTTGCTTTGGCTATCGCTTCTTGCTTAGCGACATACGAACCAATAATACGATTGCTTTCCGCGTGAATATCTGTCTTTGTCATTATTTTGCCCCCTCTTTAATTTTCTTCTGATGAAGTTGAATCAATCGACCTATTGCTTTCGCATATTCGGCTTGCTTTGCAACTGGTTGAGCAAACATCGCTCTATCTAACTTGGCTATTGCCTTTAGAATCTCTTGAGCAGTCATCTCTTCAAGCGCCTTCATTTTGTATCCCCTCTCTTGGTTACAAAACCAGTATACCCTACTGGGGTTAAGAATTCAACTTGAACTCTCGAGCCTTCTTTCGGGCGCGTCGCTTATCAGCCTCTTCAGATAGCACCTTTTCCAACTGCGCTCGCCGAATTGCCCTTAATGAGCCTTCAGAGACCCGTAGAGGCTTGTTCCGCCCTAGGCGTGATAGTAGATTCATCCGAACCACTTCCC